CCCATGGTGACACTAATAGGAGAGTTCCAAGTAACTCGCCCAGGATACTTAAACGTATGATTCAAATATTGGTGCTCCTGCGATGCAATGGTTGCCTCTGGCTTAGCCGAAACACTCTTGACCACCCAAACAGGAACCCCACCTAGATAAAAGAAGAACCTATATTTTCTTTTCGGATCTGCCTGAGCGTCTCCCCAGAAAATTCCTTCACCTGCATTTGCCATTCTTATTTTACTCCCTTATTAAAGTATATAGTCCTTTGTCGATTAATCCGCAAACGATGCTCCAGTATTTGTAATCACAAAATCGATTGCAAAGAACTCGGCAGTCCGGGTTGGTTTCAACAAAATCTTAGCGTAAATAATATTTCTATCAACTAAGTCTGGAGTCGTTGTTGATTCATCCAAAATCAAGCGGAACTCTTCGAGACCAAATCTCGACTGAACGCTCCGAAGAACTGGCTCTGCTTGTCCAATAAATCTGTTCCATGTTGACTGAGTGTTTTGATCAAACAACATCCGACTTGCAATGAAACTAATCTCTTTCTTGAGGAACACCATCAAGCGGCGAACGTTAATACGGTCAAGTGCTGATCGAGTTACCTGTAGAGTCTTCTGTCCGAAAATCACAATACCCTCTGCTGGGAACTGTGCGATTGGATTAATGTTAGCAGCGTACAACTCGTCTCTTTCGTCAGACGTCAGTCGTCTTGAAACATCAAGCACTGGTACACCACCCGCACCCTCAGACAATCCACCTCGTGCAAAGCCGGCTGGTGCATACCAAGGAGCCCGGACACGATCAGTGAACGAGAACGCACCCAGGGCTGCAACCGAAGGGGGTGCCCAAAGAGCCTGACCGCTAACCGTATCTTGGATACGAACCCAAGGATAGTAAGCTGCACCGTAACTATTGTTGAGTCCTCTTTCACGAAGCGAATCAACTGCCTGCTTGATAGAGAACGAGTTACGATCTTTGTAGCTCTTAGTATTTTCGCTTTGTGCGTCATAGACCTTTTCGAGATCAATGATAGCGATAGCGTCACCACGATCCTCAGTTACGTCTAAGAGATAGTCAGTCACACCAACGGCAGTAACACCAGGGACGGTAATGACATTAAATTCAACTACCTCTGGATCTCTTACAACATTAATCGCTCGGCGCAAGCTATGGAGTTCATAACTTGTTTTTTCTGATGTGCCGATATTTCTATTTGCAAAGGGTTCACGCTCAGTGATGTCCAAGCCATCAAAGCCGCCATGTAGACAAGTGGTGAACTGCTTGTAGTTGTTATCCAACACTCGCTTATACGAGGCGGATGCAGCAACGGCAGCAACGATGTCTTGTCCATTTTCGGTTGGCACCTTAGCACCAGCCGTGAAGCTTGCATCCGCAGCACGCTTACCACGTCGGTACACAGCCGCATCCGTCGATCCACTAACAGGTCCAACATCGTCCAATGAGAAGCACCACATGTGCTGCAACGGGCTTGATCCTGCGTTTGTATCTTGACCAATGAAGCCACCATTACGCCCTTGGGCACCTGGCTCTGCGCCAATGTCAAGATTAGTAGTAGGTGAGTTCGAGTCATTTAGCCCCTGAGCCTTAGACCTTAGAAGATCAATAACCTCTGTGCTAAATCTATTGTCCGAAAAGGCTTTACCAGTGTAAGCACCAAAGTAAATATTCTTTGGACTATTCGGGCTACCATCAGACGAACTAATACGAAGTGGCAAGCTTGGCATGACAACTGATAGCTGCTGTGCGGCTTCCGTTCCTGAGATTACAGTTGCTGCACCGCCAAGGTGTCCACCGACAACACCGAACGCTGACTGTTCGCCACCGTCAACCATAACGTGACGATTGACAGCAGCAGGATTACTCAAGGTACCAAAGCTGGCAGCGCCACTAACGATTGCAAAGTCTCTGTATTTGATAGGACCAAACACACCGAAGGGTAGATACTCAGGGTTTGTCACCGCACGATCAACATCCTCATCCATTACCACACGAATGTAGCGAGACTTGTTTGGATAGTTGCCGTAAGTTCGGTTTGCACCCTCTGAAGTTTGATATTCTACAAACTGATCACCGATTTCTCTAGCGATATATCTTCTAGCCGCAGGATTCAAACTTAAGTTATCAAATCTCTCTAGCACAACTGGTCTATTATCATTATCCGACAGACGACGAACAATGACAGAGAACGTACCATAAGGATCAAAGTCATTAGTAGGTGCAGTGATGTTAGTGATAGAAATTTTAATTTCTCTTTGCGTGCTTTCCCCAGCGGAGATAGCTTCAAATCTAAACAGCTTCTGCATGTTCTCTGGCTTGAAGCCAGAAGTATTAGAGCCTAGATCCTGTGAGATGTACCAGCCAGTTGTAGCCTTAGAGGCTGCTTGGCGGTGATCTGCTTGCTCTTGCTCAGTATTCTGATCATTGCGGAGCGGCATGACAGCGCCAATAAGGGTACCGGCAGTCTGCACAGTACCAGTAATCGCCAACTCAGCAAAATCAGTCTGGTTAACGTGTCTCTCGAAGGTTTCCCCCAAGAAATAGTTAATGTTTGTAGTAGTCCCAGGGAACTTAGCCGTTGAGATACCACTGTTTGTTAGCGTTGGGTCAGTGTTAAACACCTTACGGATAAATCTTTCACTGTTGGGGTTAAAGTTGAACCTAATCTTATCAACTTCGCTGCCACCAGCAGTGATACTAGCAACAAACTCACCATTGGAATCACTCTTAATCAGAGTACAGCCACGGCTCTGGGTTTGTCTATTGTTACCAGTCGTTCCTGACAGGAGGACACGCCCACCAGCAGTATCATCGTCTACACAGTAGAAAATAGCTGCCAGGGTACCCGTTGCTTGGAGAACTTGAGCACCAGTTGCTGGTCCTGAAGCGGATGGCCAAACAAATAGCCCCCAAGCACCACCCTCAGTATCAGTGGCACTGATTGACCCAAACTTCCAGCCGGCTTTGCCGCCATTAGCTTCTGTTGCATTGGGGTCTTCTTCGCCTAACAGGCGAACAACGTTTAGAGTAGGATTGTTTCTTAACCAGGCTTGTGCAGCATAAGCAGCGTAAGTTGGGGAAGTCATGTTTCCTTCACGCCAAACATCTCCACTACGACCGCCGGGAACTGGTGCCCCGAATACATCAACAAATTCTGCGAAAGACTCAACTCTGACTGGAGTCATAGCTGGTCCTTTTTGCATACGACCAATAACTAGGGGTCCAATATCACCGGGTTCTCTTGGGATCTCCGAGTTGTCGATCTCATTAACGAAAACGCCGGGAGACACAAACTTAAACTTTCTTTCAGCCATTAAACTTTTCTCCTCTAAGACGAGTTACACTTTGGCGCAATCGCCAGTGCCGTTCCTTAGTAAATAGTTACTTGATATTGCAAACTCCCCGCAGTGTTATGGTTTTCCGAATGGTTTAATTTTGCGGGGAATTATCTTTTTACTTGCACGCACCTGATCAGCTAATCTGAACACTCCACTTTCAAGCTCAACCTTCTGAACAAACTCTACTTCTTCCTCAACTAAAGCTCTTTCATTTTGGAATACAATTTCTGCTGCTGATTCTCTAATGACAACGTTTGGCTTGTCTTGATTCTTATCTCCACCAATGATATACCCGAGCACGTTGATTGTCACATCAGTTTTAAATAACCTCTCGTCCTCACCAAGAGATGCAGCATTGTTTGCCAACGAAAAGCTAGCGTCTACAAACGCCTCGTACCTATTGCCCTCATGAGTAATAAAGAAACTATTGATTGCACCCTTATCAGTTATGATCGGTGCTAAAATTTGATTCATCTGTTGGACATATTCAGTTGTTATTGATACCGTGTAAGAAACATCAATGTAGACCGGCTGAGGTATGGAAATCACCTCGTATACAATTTTACTGTTTTCTCTGGGAAACGTTTTGCGGAACTTGTCCGCACCAGATAAGCTTCTTCTAATCGAATCGGCATTGGCTCTGACTGAGGTTTTACTTTGTTTTACCCTTCTAGCGATAGTAATAGAGCCACCCTTCTCATCATTGACCCCTGGGAAATTACCGTGGTATATGCCACGGTTACCTGGGTCTTTTGACACAGATGTTCTTTCCAGAGAGATCAAAGGATAAATTAACGTTGTATTGTTGTCTCTAAGGTTCACATTATTCTTTATCATGTGCGCCCGCTCTTGTGTGGAAAAGAGCACAGGGACTTTTTTAAACCCCTTATTTGTATCGCAATGAATATCTAAAGTTTCATTGATATACTTGAACATAGCAAAGTCAATGTCCTCAATTCTTGAGGGGTTGATTGGCAATTGGGTTTCTGTTAACTCATTTGTCTTGGTTCTACGAGGCATCGAACAGTCCCTCCCTTGCCTTTCTACAAGTAGCTACAACCTCAACCTGTTTGTTATCTTGCCCAAAGAGTCTTCTAGGTTGGGATAATTTAACAATTTCATAATGTTGTTTTTCATACTGCACATAATCACCAATACGGGCAAACAGATCTTGATCCTCAGTTAATCTACGCTGGTGCATATGAACTGTTATGTTTGCAACTCTATCAATACCATATTTTTCACTGGTTTGATTTGAGCCCTCCCACACAACCAGGGCATATATGCGAATTGGAGGCAGGAAGGTTTTCTTGATCGCTTCTCCATATAAGGAGTGAAAGTTGGAAGCTTCCATGTCAATCGGAAAATACAGAATCTGCTGTCCAACAACGTTTTCAATAATTTCATCATTGATTTGTTTGACAAGATCACGCTCTTTCTCACCAACAAACATTGGTGGTGGAGGTGCAGTGGGTTGTTTCCAGAGATTGTCGGGTTTTGATTTAGTGGAGTCAGACATTTAAACTACCCCACATAAATACCGTGAGGAACAACCTTAAGTGTTTCGCCAAGAGAGTTCTGGAAGGCTGCATCACTTTCAGCAAGCTTGGAGTACGTCATTTCATCAAGCACTGTCTTAAGCTCTTCTCTTAAAGCGTTTTGTTCTTCTTTTCCTTCACTTATCAACGCAGATCCATTTAGCGTTATATCGTTGCCTGGGATGGGGATGCTACCTAGTTTTGACCTAACCTGCCCCAAGGTTTCCTTACACAAAGCCAATGCAAACCTTCTAATCCACTGCTTGCCAATAGAGTTAATTCTGTTATAAGGCACATTAGGAAACGGTAACGTGTTCATGTTGTTGATACCATCAGCACCGTATCTACGATCGCCCTCTTCATCATAATTTTCCTCTGGTAATCTAAACTTAACCCAGAACTTTTCTGGTGCAATACCATCTTTAGGAGCAGGAAAGATTCTCAATTTATTATTTCTAAGCTCATATGAGTAATGAGAGCCACGGACTTTAATATTATCCTCATAGGCATTTGCCTGTAGCTTGTTTTGCCAAACTGGGACTAATTGAAATGTGCTGTCATCTGAATACATACCATAAGTTGACAAGTTACCAACAATACCATAAGTGCCACCACCAAAGAATCTCCAAGCTGCGGCAGGGGTTTTATAATATACTTGCTCAATAATAACCTTGTTCTCTCCAACTTGGTTGAAAAATCTAGATGAACTATCAATTGAAGCCGAATATATCACTTGCTGTAAATCATAGTCCTGCTGATCATCGACTGTATCAAATGATGCTGAATAGGCGGACTGGTGTCCACCAACTCCAGCAAGGACACCGACAGCTTCTGCCATGTGTCTTGGAGCTTCAAGAGTAAATCGTGGAAACTTTAAGTTGGGTTTAATGTTTGTATCTGATCTATAAGAGGTAAACTCTCCATCCTCATCAAAAGAACCAGTGGCTCCACCAAGCATATCTGATAAAACGTTTTTAGCTTGGTGCGTGTTAAGAATGTAAGAATACTCAAGACACGACTCTTCATACGCTTGATAAACATTTCTTTCTTGCAGTTCGATATCTAATATGTTACCGCCCAACTTATTGAATACATATGCTACCTGATCAACCGCACCACTAACAAACTCAGCAGATCCGCTATAAACACCGATAGCTAAAGAACTAGCCACGTTTTGATGTGTTCCAGTTATCGGTAAAACTTTTGCACTAGTTGTACTGATTGGGCTTATGTTTCTTGCTACCATAATATGAATAGCCTCCAAGTAATGTAGGAGTAACCTTTACTAAATAGTTTGCCTTTATGTTAACTTGTCCTATAAAAACAGAAAACCCCGCCACAAGGGCGGGGTTCCTGAGTCATCATCTGACTAGCCTACTATTAGTTGACTAGATCACGGCAGATAACAAGACCGTACATGTCCGAGCGTACCATCTGCTTAGCATACCGAGTCATCACAGCCTTGGTAGGTGCGAATGTATCGGGATTAAAGATGGTAGGCGTGACTTGCAGTGGCACATAAGGTGCGTACACATAGCCGCTTTCAAGGAAGCTGTTACCCTTACGACCGACCAAAATCAACCCACGAGGGAAGTAAGGATCGACGTAAACGTCCATCTTCTTGCTTAGCGAACCAACGTTTTGAGCACCCCACGATCCGCCTTCGTCGTCAACGGCGACTGCTGCACGGAATCCAGCGGTAAACTCAAGAATGCTGGCGACCTCGGGTGAGCAAACAATAAAGTTTGCGCCGCCACGAAGGGTCTTACGATGAATACGAGCACTGACATCATTGATGGTTTCCATCAAGGTCTCGTACCACTCGCTCACGGTACCCGTAAAGTCGGGAGGAGCGGTAGCCGAAGTAATGTCTGCACCACTTTCACGGTCGAGGAAACGACCAGGGCGACGACTCCAATAAAGGGTGCCACCAGTTGCGCCTTGAACAAGATCGTTAAGAATTTCTTGATCGATCTCAAGAGCAATTTGCTCCGAAAGGACGCTAGTAAGCTCAACCTCGGCGTCAAGGTTGTGATAAGCGTTGAGGTCCTGAGCAAGCTCCGGGGTCCACTTAGCTTTCAGCTTACGAGTCAAGGCGGTAACAGCAATGCTGTCAACCTTAATGTCGATCTCTGGAATGGTATCATTGACACCTAGATCGCCACCAAGCTCCAAGCCCCAACCTTCGGCACCAACGACCGAACAACGGCTCCACCAGCAGAGAACTTATCTTTGCGGGGGAAATGGAC